AGCGTCGGCAATCATCTTCTGGCCCTGCTCAATGACTTGCGCCATGAGTTCGGCCTTAGATGTGTTCTCATCCATCTTCAGGCCAACGATGCCCAGGTTGTCCAGAATGAGCGGCGATTTACGCCCGATCCCTGTGACGATGTTGTCCCACGCCTGCGTGGTGGAAATGCCCATCGCCCGCGCGCGGAACGCGGCGACTTCCATGAGTTTGCCCAATTGCTCGGCGTTCGCCCCTAAGCCCAGCATCATGGCGCGGTTTGCGCCGAGGATGAGGTTGGTTTCGGAGATAGCCCCCTGTGAGGCTTGCTTCAATGTGTCTAGAATGGCCTGGCTGTTACCCTGATAGGCGTCAGCCAATTGCTCGAACGATTCCTTGAGACGCAACGACTGTGCGCCCAGCCTCGCCATCTCGTAGCCAGTTTGCGCCAGTTCTTTTGCGCCCCAGGCGGCGAAGGCTGCGCCAATCGCCTTCAGGCCATCAGCCAAGCCACGCATCCCACCCTGGACTTGTTTGACGCCCTGGTCGAATTTACGTGTATCGAGGCTTACTTCGCCGAGCAGACTGGCGTCTGGTCGTCGTGCCATGTCGTTTCTCCCGTATCAGATTCTCAGCGGCGATACATTGAAGATGCGCCGAGACCACCGCCCAGTCCTGTTCTGCCAGTTCCGCTGGTGTGCAGTGATAGACATCACGGCACAGAAACAACTCCAGATACTCATCTGGCAGCGGGTGACGGGTCGGTTCAATCAACCATGCCGCCACCCGCGTTTTCAGTTTGGGCCAGCTTCACTCGATTTGAATACCAGGCCGAACTGCGCCAGGATGAACTCAACCTCCTGGTCAGTCAACAACTCACGGCTCGCCTCATCGTGCGGCAACGGCAACGGTTGTCCATCCCAATCCGTCCAATTCCACTCCACGACACGCAACAGCAGGTCATCCACGTTGATACCCGCCTTGCGTTCGGCGAACGTGAGCGGTTTAATGACCATGTACGCTCCATCCCCTTGTACGGGTTGTGCATTAACCCGCTTCAATTGTCTAGCCATATCACTTCACGGTACCCTTAGTCACGTAGGGCGTTTTGAACGTTGCCGTAAGCACGATAGGGTCGGCACTATCCGCTTCTGCGCCAGGGTCATTCACGCTGACCCATTTGCCCGCGTCGCTGGTGTATTGGTACGAACCAGAACCGCCCCCCGTTGGCGACCAACGGATGTAGTACGTCGAGTTCGAGTCAATTGCGGAGCGTATCGTACCATACGGCACAGTGCCCGACTCATTGTACAGAACCTCGATATTGATTTCTCGAACCGCCAGCTTGCCCGTGGTGACCTCGCCTTTATCGCTACCAAAGACAAACACCTCGCCATCGTTGCGCACCATCTCGCCGGGGTCAACGCTGGTGGCGTAGCCTGAGATGTCGTACCAGGTGCTGTTGTCTGGCGAAATCTCCAGTTTACACGCATTACCTACAATCGCTGTCATTGTCTACCTCCTACGGCAATCTCAATATTGCCAATGTGATGTTGCCATCAATAATGTCTATTGTGAAATCTACGTTGCCATCCGCGGCGTTGGCGTAAACTGGATTAAATGGCCCGATGTATTTCGCTGTGCCACTCACCACCGAGCCAGTGATGTCTTCCAGCGCATAGCCACCGACCGTACCTGGTATGGTGATGGTGTAGTTCAATGTGTCGGTATAAGCGTTGTTTATGTAGATAAACTCACGCCCTGTGTTATTGAACTCATACGCTGTGTCTGTAGCCGTTACCGGCGTCACTACCAGGCCAGTGGTGGTGATGGTCTGTGGCGTCAACGTCACCGCGTAGGCCACCCCCCCCAGTATCACCAACAGCCAAATTGCCATCGCCAAAATTGCCCATCGCTTCATGTCACTCTCCCCACGATAATTTCATAAACGCCTCCTACATGCCAGGCTACCGTCCCATCGGCCAGTGTTTCCTGGTATTCAATATCCCCTACGCGGTGACAGTGCAACCAAGACCAACCTGACAATGACAGATTGCTGTCAGTGAGCACTGCGTCAACCGCATCGGCCAGTTGCTGCGCGCGCCTTTTGCTCATGCCGCCGTCCACCGCTTTGACCACGTACCGTTGCAACCGCGCGGCGCGCGCATTGAACGAGTAACGGTCACTGTCGCTGATAGGCTGTTTGAACAGCACCACGAACGGATAGGCCGTGTCTATGTCGCCCGCGCCGTAGCAGATTTCAGTGGCTATTGCCATAACTGCGGCATCACCCTGCAACGTCGTGACTACCGCTCGCTCAATCTCGTTCATCGCACCCGCTCTCTCGCCAGGCCAATCAACTTATCCACTTCACGCTTGAACCCATCTCGCTCTTCATCAAAGCTTGGCCTGAAAAACGGTCGTGGGGCCATGCGTGATGTACCATACTCCAGGCATGAGCTATATTCCGCGCCAACGGTAACCTCATGCAGCATGGGCCGCACGCGGTCGCTGGCAATGCTGTTGACCAGATTGCCCGTATCGGTTGCCGGCGCTTCGCCTGGTGCGCTGGCCTGATGCTCGACTTTGCCGTGACGGTAAATGCGCCCCGTTTTCGGTGGCGATTGGATTTTGATCTTCGCCCGCGTCTCGATGTTTTTCGCTGCTTTGTTGCATATCTGGTCAGCTAACTTCTCCAACGCCGCTGGCAACGCCACCAGGCGTCTGTCATCAAGCCGCACCTTGACCGTCATTTTACCCTCGCACAGTAAGCCCGTTTCGCCATGATCCACGACTCATTTTCGTTCGTACCGACCACCCGATACTCGACACCATCCGCGACAATCTTGTCATAAACGTTCACGTCGGCGTAGTATGGCAGAGTAATGACCCAGCCAGATTGCGCCCCTAGCTTCTCAGCGTAGCGCGTTGCATCCTCTGCAGACATCGGCATAACCCGACAGGATTCCGCTGTTCCATCATCCCACTGTTCATACTTTCCACCCTGACCGTCGCCAATCATACTGCGCACGTAAATCGTGCAGGTCTCAGCCAGGATGTCCTCTATCGCCTCACGCATCTGTGCCAGTTCGGTATCGGTCAACATCTGTCACTCCGAAGGATTTACATCAGTCCGCACAAAATGCGCGCGATGTAATACACCCCGCCCACGGTTTTGTCCCGCCCGGCTGCGCATCTGCTTCTCCATAACTACGGCATGGTCGAACAGAGCCTGGCGGTCAAACTGTTGCCCATCGCTTCTAAAGTTATATGCCGTTGAGTAGAATGATTGCCGCGCCAACCATACATCCGCCGCTGCACTGTACAGGTCGTAGCTACGGGCGGTGAGGTAGTAAGCCGTTCCCGCCTGGTCTGTGGTGAATACGATACGACCCTCGCCATAATCCGCCGTGTAGTCCGCAGTGCCGGCCAGGTCACCCGCCGACGTGCGCACGGCCCAGTACGCTGTGCCGCTGGTGGCTCCCTCAAAATCTCGGTAACCAGCGTAACAGGTATGATATTCAACCGTACCGCCACTGATAATGTCCGGTTGCCAAACCAGAGGCTCATTTACCAGGTAGGTGACGTTCTGGTCAAGAATGTCCTGCAGGTGGTCGTTTGAGAAATAGTTCTCGCCGTTCAGCGTAAAATCGCTTTGCCCGGCCTGCGTCAACATGCGCAACCGCGCTATCAGGTTCAACATGCCCGCTCTAGCCATAGAATTCCCTCACTGCCTGAATGACCTGATCTTGCTCTGATTCCAACATATCGCTGTACAACGGCAATGTGACCAGGCGTTGCCACTCTCGCTCCGCTACAGGCGGCGTCGGTTGATTGAACAGTGCATAATGCGTCAGCGGCTCGTAATGCACGCCACACGAGATGCCCCGTTCGGTCAGGTAATCAATCAACGCATCACGTTCATCCGCCGCGACGCGGATGACGAACAGATGCCATTGGTGGCGGTAATGCTCAACAGGCAAACCCACCGGACATGTACACAACGCCAGCTGATAGCGACGTGCTAGAGCGCGCCGCCGGGCCAACAGCGCATCGTAGCGTTCCAGTTGTGCCAGAGCGATGCTGGCCGCAATATCGTTCCAATGGCTTTTATAGCCCAACTCACGCACCTCATATCGCCAGGCGTATTGGCGGCCATTGCGTTGCCAGGTGTCGCGGTCAATGCCACACCACCGCAACCGACGCAGACGGTCAGCCGTTGCATCGTCATTGAGCACAATTGCCCCGCCATCAGGCGAGGCAATCGGCTTGACGGGATGAAACGACAAGCAGATGTAATCGCCGTAGGCCGGGCCGAACGGCGCATGGGCCGCGTCCTGAATCACAGTCAACGGCGTATCAGGCCTCGCTGAAAACGCGGGATACCCGGCGAAATCAACTGGGATGATGGCTTTCGTCCGTTCGCTCATTTTCAGCTGCACGTCCTGCCAATCCAGTGTCAAGGTGTCTTGCCTAACGTCGGCGAATACTGGCTTCGCCCCACAATACAGTACAGCCAACGCCGTAGAGACAAACGTTAAGGCAGGTACGATGACTTCATCACCTGGCCCAATACCCGTCGCCAGACAGGAGAGATGCAACGCCGCTGTCGCTGAATTCACTGTTACGGCGTGTTGCCGCGCATACGCCTTCGCCAACAATTCCTCGAATTCTCGACAACGTGGCCCGTTGCCCCACCAGCCACTACGCAGAGCCTCGACGACCATGTGCTCCTCTAAACCTGAGGGAGCAGGTTTAAGCACTGGTATCGGCATTCAACAGCCTCCAGGTTTCGTAACTGATTTCGTAGAACACAGTCCGCCGCCCATTGACCTCACGGCTCTGTCCCTCAATCAGCGTCAGGCCCAACGACTCATACAACGCCAGGATAGGGCGATTATCGTCAAACGCTTCAATCCAGATGCGATTGAGGCGTAAAATCTCAAACCCGTACCATAGAGTGCGTTGCACAGCAGTTCGCGCGTAGCCACGACCCCGTTGCTCAGGGTCAATGTAAATGCGGCCAAACTCCGCCTCACGCTTTTTCACGTCAACCGTCAATGAGCACATACCCACTGGTTGGCCGTCCGCTTCAATCATATAAACCAGGTCGTGCGGCTTGCGCGTCGCCATGAAAAGGTGGTGCGTATCTGGCGTGACGACATCGGTATTGAAAAACGAGGTCCGCGCATCTGGCTGATTGCGCCACCAAACCACCAAAGCAGTGTCCTGGTCTGAATCCGTCATCATCCGCAATCGCAAGTCCACCATTTCCATCTCCTAATGCGTGAACTGTGGGCTGTCCCCAACCAACCGCCAATGTGATGAGAGCCAGGTAATTCTGTTTCTCATGACCAGCTTGCCGACAGGGTAAATCGGCGTAACCGCTGCGATTTTGTTGAGCAACAGGCCGTCCGAAACGTGACACGCCTGCATCGTCATGGGATGCCAGGGCGGGTCAATCCTGTCCAATACCTGGCCGCGATACATCACCTGCCCGCCGTCAATGTTGCAACACGGCATCCCCTGAATGCCGTAGATGGGGCCGCCCGGCAGGTCACCGAGCTTCCAGGTGCGCCCATCCTCAGCCAACGCCCACCGCTCCGATTGCCCGTAACAGGCATTGGCTTCTGGGTGCTCATCCAGATAACCCGCTAATGCCTCAACGTAATCAGGCAGTAACACGTCATCGTCACTCAACCAGGCGATGTAGTCCTCTGGCGGTATGTTGGCGACTATGGCATTGTAGAATACGCCTGGAGGGTATCCCTGCCCAGCGTATTGGCCTACATCCTGTTCGCAAACGTGCACCACGCGCCGCCTGGTCGCCTGATCCCACAGGCTTCTCACCGCGTCACCAATCAGTTCACGCTTGTTCCACAACGTCAACACCCAGACCGCCATTCAATCGCTCCAACAAACGCTGCCTGTTACGTCCAAACGCCTGCCAAAACCTCTCGGTTCGTTGCAATGGCCGGCTGCTGACCGACTCCAAATGGTGTAGCGGCAATTCGACCTGCTTCAATACGATGCCATGTGCCTGCGCCCGCGCACAGAGTTCGACATCAGCCCAATAGGCCGGTTCCTCGAACGCCAGGTCGTAACCACCAATACGCTCAAAGTCAGCGCGTTTACACCCCAAACACCAACCATCCAGGTACTTGATACCTTCCGCCTCACGCAATTGTGCGCCGCAGAATACGCCTGGTTCAATGGCTGCCGTCAAGGTGCGCAACCAACCAGTCGTTCGCTTCACCACGTCATTGTTCAGGAACACGACGGTCTCATTACGCGCCAGGCGAACACCTTCGGTCAGAGCCTGCAATTGGCTGTTACTGTCCCGATGCACAACAGTCATGCCACAACGCCGCCCCAACAACTCATCCAGGCTGTTAGCGACCTCTGGTTCGCTGGCGTTGTCCATGATTAACACCTCATCCGCCCGTTCGCTGCCTATCGCTTCAACAAAATCACCAATCAGTTCTGGGTGATTCCACCACGGCACGATTATCGTAGCTCTGATTCGATTGCGGCCAACGCTTTCGCCCAAAACTCACTCCCCACTGTTTTGGTGTCCAGACTGGTCGCCCCAGCCCGCGCTTTCTGAGCCAATACCTCACGCCGTTGGGTGTTGCCCAGTTCGGTGTACGCTATCTCCAGAGCATCAGCCACTGCGTCTGGGTCAGGAATTACCCGCCAGGAGCGTGCGCCGAAACTCCAGTATCGGATGCCACCGAATTTCCAGCCAGCCCAGAGCAACTCATCAGTCGTGCTGTAGTCCGTAGCGCACACTGGTACGCCACACATCTGCGCCTCCAGGATGGGCAGGCCAAACCCCTCACTCATGGCTGGATTGAGCAACACGTCAAACGCATTCAGGATGATAGCCATGTCCGAGTCGGTGAACATGCCGAACATGAACAGCGATTGGTCAGGAGCGATGACCCGTCCACGCAACCCCAACTGGTCACACATGGCCGCAATCTCAATCGCCCCGTCCATGAGCGTGTGAATGTACATCATGGCGTCATCATGTTTGCGAGCAAACTCAGCGTAGCCCTGCAACCCGCTGGAAAAGCCCTTACGGTCGGCCTGGTCTTTGTTCGCCGCCACCATGCCGATTACAAATCTGCCAGGGTCAATGCCCAATTTCCTCTTGCAGTCAGCTTTGTCCAACGGACGGTAGATGTGCGACGGCGCGGAACACGGCACATACATCGCCTCAACGCCCGACTCAGCCAACACCCGTTTGCCCCACTTCGAGTAAACCAATGGCTTTTTGGCTGTCTCCAACGCCTTGACCACTGGCTCTGGCGCAGGGTCATGGTCTATCGGTAACCAGGGGGCGAAATATGGAAACAGACCAGTCAGTGATGGCGGCAACACCCAAACATCCATGCAGGTAATGACCACATCAGGGCGAATCATCTTGACCGCCGCAGGCAACACGTCCTGCCCGTAGCTGGCGGCGTGCATGGACGGCAGAACCGTCGCCTGATACGTCCGCCCATCTTCGACCCAAGACACTTTTTGCGGCGCGCCCTGCAATCCCCACCAGGTACTAATCGTCACATCGTGCCCCAGTTTCAGTAATTCTGGCACAGTTCGCTTGGTCAGGACACTGTAGCTTGTCCCACCCCACGGCACTGTCGAATGCCACAGAACCCTCATTAATCCATCTCCTACAGCGGGCGGCAGACGTGGCGAGGTGGAGATGGAGAGGACTCTACCACGCCCGCGCCCGTATTAGCTCGCCTCTCCACGAGCCAGACCTAGTAGTCCGTCACCACGCCGTCAACGTAGGCAATTACTACCGATGCGTTACTGGACAGGTCGTTGTTGGCCGCCGCCTCACGCTTCTTAAGCACCAGCCACTCGCCCTGGCTGCAATACGCCTGCGATGCAGTAATAGTCAACTCCTGCGGCGTGTCTGCCGCCCAGACGGTCGCTGTGCCGTTGGTCGTATGGGCGATGGTCGCCCCCGCTACTGTCCCCGATGTCCCATATTT